AATATTACTCCTGTATAGTAATTATCAAATTATTTAACTCTTCCTTCGGCATAGGCATTGTATATCTCATCAGCTAAGTCGGCATATCTGCTAGGGTCTTGTGATTTCAGACGTATTAAGTCTGCCCTACGATATGTCTTCTTACCTGCTGTAGATTCACTAGAACTTCTAGATTCGGTCTTACTAGATTTTAGTGCTTTCTTTCTTGTATCAGCTTGTTTCTGTTTAACTTCTTCAGTCTTATCAATCATTGAACGCTCTTTCCAGTGTGTCAATAATTCATCGGCTGCATCATAGTTATACTTATCAGCTTCCTCAAATAAGTTCACTCTAAACTTACTAGCTTTAACCCAATCCTGAAATTTAGTATCTTGTACGATGTCTACATAGTCTGGATGAGTCTGTTCCAATTGTGCCTTGCTCGTATCTTGTTGTTGTTGAGCTTGGAATTTTTGGAACTCCTGAAACTTCGGATGCTTTTCTATTAGAGAATTAACCGCTTTATTAGGGTCCTCAAAAAAATCTTCCTCTGTTCCTTCGTTGTTTGAGTTTTGGTTCGCTTGACTTGTCTGTGGGTCATTGCGAGATATTTCAGCTTTAAGGAAACTGTCAGATAAACTTCTTAACTCTCCAATCTCTTGGCTCTTACGTCCAAGTTCTTGTTCTAAGTTTTGATAGCTCTTGACTATATCCTCTACACTCTTACCAGAGAATTTATCCGGGACTTCAAAAGCAGGTTCTTGTGTTTCTGCTTCCCCAGCCTCTAGGGTTTCATCTGGTTCTACTGTGTCTTCTACTTCTATATCTGCTGATTCTTCAACAGGGTCTACTACTATTTTGCTCATATCATTGTCTCCGCCCTCTGTGGGTTATGAAGTTGTAAAAAGATGACGCTAATTATCTAGTTCTGTCATCGCTGCTTTTGTTGCGTCTTCTAAAACAATCATCTGTCTTAGAATAGACAACTGACCTCTGGCGAACCACAGGTCCTTTTCATTTTCAATAGAATCTAATCTCTTGACTGCTTCAGACATAACCTTTAATTCATCTATAAGGTCAGCCCATCCTTCAGTTTCTAATAGTTCAACTCTATCTCTATAAAATTCTTCGTCAGTTTTATTTACGGACATATTATCCTTGTAACTTTTCTGTCGCTGTTGCTATATTTAATAATGTTTCAGACTTAAGATGCTCAATCTCTGGAATATTTCTCATAGTCTCACTCTGAGTATTCTCTGTATCAGCTCTTAGTTTATCAATCTGTGCTAAATCTTTCTGCAATTTAAGGAACTTCTCTTGAATAACTAATTCATTTGGTTGTGCTGCTCCTGCTTCTGCAGCGTTCTTCATAGCCTTAGTTGATTCTTCTTGAGCTTCCGCCATAGTCTTCTGAACTTCTGCTTGTAACTGTTGTAGTTGAAGTTCTTTAGCCATCTGTTCCATCTGCTCTTCTTGTGGGTTAGGTTGCATACCTTGCATAAGAGCCTGTACTATCTGGTCTCTGTTGTGCATACTAGAGTTTTGGAATACAGATACTAATATAATATTAAATGCTGGAGAATCTTTAGGTATAGATTGTAGTAAGCTAACCATCTGTTGAGCTTCTAACTCTTTAGCCATTATACCCATAGTAGAATAAGGTACGAACTTATAATCTGCTACAGGATATCTCTCAACATCAAACTGAACCTTCCTCCATAGACATTTATTTATCATTGGAATAAGGAATGTGTTTTGGAAATTCATTAGAGTACGCTTCTGTCTCTTAATTGCCGAAGACTGCTGCATAGACATACCAGCAGATGTGGCTCTTTCCGCACTAGCTTGTGTAGTATCTGAAGCACCAGTACCCATTTGAATCATATTCTGTAATGACGCTACTTGTGTATAAGTATTTTGGTCGGTGCTACCCAATGTTAATGGCATTACTGCTTGTCTAGGGTCGCCATTAGTAAGAATAGTCTTACCCGGTCTGACTTCTAGTTTAACTCCACGAGGGAGTCTTGTCGCATCGGCTGCTAACATTGGTGTAGTAGTCAGAGCTAAAGAGTCAATACGAGCTCTCATTTCCGCATCTAATGCCTTCTGTGGATTATATCCCTTCTCACAAACACCCCTCCCCCAGAACTTGTTTGGTACGATATCGTGTTGGTAACTAATGAAAGGTCTATCTTCCATCATAAATGGATTTGCTTCTGCTCTTAATATATGATTATCATTAGCAATAGTAACAACTGCTTCTACTAATTCATCTTCATTATATTCAAAGTCATCTATTAATTCATTCTCTGATAGGAATCTAGCTGGTACTTTACCCCAGTATTCAGTAATTTTGATTTGGTCTGATGCGTCAGGTCTAGATTCTTCAGGGTCAAAACCTTTTAATCTATCTATATTATAGTCACCTTCAATAACAACATCTCTATAGGTTCCATCTTCGATACCTTGAATGATGCTATGTCTAGGCTTGATAACTTCGTGGGCGACACCTAATGCCTCTTGTATATTAACCGCAGAAGGGTCAATAAGAAATTCTTTTGGACTGATTGCTTCTACTTTTACATCTACTACAGTATCTTCTTGTAGTATTCTTTCAGTAACCATAGTCCCTTCTATTGGAACTTCTACTGGATACTTCCAAGTATTCTCTTCTATAGATATCTTTCCAATACCAGTTCCATATACAGCACCATTGAGGAATACTTCACATAGAGCATCTTTAGCACCTGTAGATTCTAGGTCTTCCTGCAGTAGATTGCGTACATACTCAGCGTCTTGAGGGTTCTGGTCTAGCATATCGTCTTTGATATCAAACCATTTACCTCTTCCGAATGTAGCCTCTTCGATTTCAGCTACAGAAGACTCAACTGCTTGTTGTAATCCCGGAGATATAATTCTAGATTTCTCAGCTAGTCTAGTCTTATCACTAGCTTTCCAGATACCTCTCCATAAACGATAATACTCATCCCAACTATCTAAATAATTAGAATCTCTATGGTTTCTCCACTCTTCTAAACGAGTGTTAAGCCATCCTGCTAGTCCTTGATATTTGTTTTCAGTCTCCATTAGTATCCTGCAACTTCATCATATGGTTCCCACTCCTCTTCTAATTCTATTGTGTGCATAAAATCTGCTACACTAACTTGGTCTATGTATGCGAGTGAGTCAATAATGTCATCGTGTGTTCCCTTACTAGGAAACTCCATTAACTGTGTCTCTAGCTCCGCATTCCAACTTGTACTACGATTAAAAGTAATTTTACCGTGCTCCATTCGACCTTGAAGAGCCCAAGTAATTCTATCTGCCTTTCTTTTTCCTCCGTGGGTTACATCTGTTATGACTACCCATCTACCTTGTGTCCTCATCTCATCTTGCAAATAAGGAAGTATAGCGTTCTTTAACGCACCGGATTCAATTCCTACAGTAGTTGCTTTATTTTCAATTGCAGCCTGTAGTATTTTAGAAGCAGTTTCTTTAATACCCCATCTACCGTGGAGTATATCTTTAACCCACCACTTATCGCCGTGGATTTTAACGATTGATATAGCTGTCTCATCTAGCTTACTACCTTTGAGACCACGTTCTTTCTCCACCTGTTCAAACCCCGCAGGGTCCACCGCAATAACATAATTACCCTCTTCGGGTTCATTCTCATCATACTTAATCCATTCATTTTTAAATATACCTCCAGTAAAACTTACGAAAGAGGCTTCAAATTCTTGTCTAAAAGCCTGAGTAGACATAGTTCTTTTTGCTACTTCTACTTCTTTAGGGTCAATTAGAGGGTTATCTATAGATGTATACTGAAATGCTTCCCAGTCTTCATCCTTTTCTGCTTCAAGAAACAAATCATAGAAGTGATTCTTTCCCGCAGGTGTCCCAATAAATAGTGCACCACCTTTTACATCTGAAAGCGTAGGTCTTATAATCTGTTCCCACACTTCTACCTTCATACTAGCATACTCATCTAGTACGACATAAGCCAATCCAACACCTCTTAAGGTATCGGGTCGGTCACTGCCCTTTAAGCTAATCCTTCTACCATTAACTAACTTCATAGTAGCTGTATTTTCGTGGGTTGACTCTATAAGGTCTGTTCCGTGCAACAGTTCCTTAAGCATATTCCACATAATATCCTTAGCTTGTTGGAATGTAGGACCTATATAAAAGACATCCTTACTTTCCGACTGAAGAGCTTTGATTATAAGTATCCACGCTGCTAGTCTGGACTTTCCAAATCGCCTACCCGCACTTACAACTTTAAATCGGGCAGTGCTATTGAATATCTCTAGCTGTGCTGGATGTAATTGTACATCTAACTCTCTAGCCATTACCTATGTTTACAATTGTTTTATCTATAGCTTCTTCATCTATGATTACTCCATCTTCATAGGTCAATTGCTTTTGGTCTTTCTCTTCTATCTCTATCTTTTTAGCTTCGAGACCACCAACATTGATAATTACATTACCCTTATCTTCTGAAGACCTAAACTCTACTGCTTTTGTGGTAGGAATAATCCTATCCATACACATTTTAAGACAAGTCCTGTCACCTTCGAGTGCTAAGTCTATAACTTTCTGGACAATCTCTGGTCCTTTGTTAGACATCAACTCTCTACTTAGAGCTGTAAACTTATTGACGCTGCCTTTTGGTCTCCCTTCGGGATTTAAAGACTTCATACCTTTGTAAAGATTAGGTGAACCTTTATTTTTTTTAGACATCCTGCTTATTCCTCCTTTCTTATCTATAGTTTCAGCTAAAGAGGTATAATTAGAATGATAATAAAGGTTATTTCTAAGAGAAGCCTTTTAGGTGAATCTTTGTTTTATATCTATAGTAATATTATAGCATACTTTTCAATGGCTGTCAATAGACAGGTGGGTCTTTAGTTCACTAATGTCCCTCCCCGCACCTCCAGTTTCTAGAATTTCTCTAGTAAACAACAGATTTTCCCCAAATTCTCTCCAATCTGCGTATGAGCCTATATATTATATCACGCGAGGCAAAATGAGCCTCCCCGGGTAGCACTTGAGAGCACCACAGGGAGCACTTGAGAGCACATATATACAAAGGTACGCACACACAAGGTACAAAAGTGAAATAAAAGTGTACGTGAGTGAGACTTTAGACAACACCGGAGCAGTTCACCGGTGAACCAATATGAATATAATTTTCACATTGTATGTACACAAGGCTTGAATCGTGTATTATATGCTTACTTGTGAGAGGGTTCTCGCAAGGGCTAGAAAAGGAAAAATTCTAGGAAAATCAAAAAGTTACAGGAGATTTACAATGAGTACAGCAAGAAAAGAAGCAATACAAAAGAACGCTAAAGCTAAGAAGACAACGGCTAAAGCATTGAAAATAGTTAAGCCTACGAAGTCAGTTAAGCAAGGCAATGAGATAATCGCTGACCCTTTAGCCGGTGGTGTTACGGCTACAGTTAACAGGTACTTCGAATCTGCCACTACACTGGGCAAAGCCGGTGAGACTACTACTGCCATTATGATTGAGTGTGCAGGGTGGAATGCCGGTAAGAGAGTCAAGAAGGGTGACGCTTTGAGAGAAGCACTACTCAAGAAGCTACACTCTAACCTCGAGACCCTTCAAGGGAGACCACTCCAAAACCTTAAGAAGAATGTTAAGGCTACACAGAGGCTCTTTAATAAAAAGGGAGTACAAGATAGGCTACTAGGTAAGGAAAGAACGAAGCGTGTCTATTTTGGAGGCTTAGACTATCTTATAGAGCAGGATAAGATTACAGATAAGCAAGTACAGGAAGAAGGGCTAAAGAAGGGTGATTATGTATTTACTCTCATTGATACCAGTGCACCGGAGAAGGATGCTAAAAGCCGTGAGGATATCAACAAGAAGCATACAGAGGAGCACCGCCCTGCACTAAACTCTAAGCAAGAGGATAAGGATGCTTATTTGTATGACCTTACAGCAACGCTAAAGCATATACAGGAGGAGATTAATACCTTTAGCAAGTAAGACCTAGGCTAAACTAAAGACCCTGCTTAAATGCAGGGTTTTTTTTGTCCGTAGTTCACCGGTGAACCACTATATATATCTTGACCCCTTGACCCTTCAAGGCTGTATGGTATTCTTTGCACTACTTAAACAGAGGAGTGACAAAGTATGAATACAAAAAGCTATAACCTTTTGAGTGTAGGCAGTAACTCAAAGATTAAAAAACCAGATACAAATGAGGAATACATTATTGCAGGGCTTTCACTTATGCCGGCTGACCACGTACAA